AAATCGTGATTCATTATTCGGGTCACGGTTCTCAGATTCGCGATAACACCGGCGATGAAACCGATGGTAAAGATGAATGTCTCATTCCATCCGACTACAATAAATCAGGTATCATTTCCGATGATATGTTGGGTATGATATTGGGTGGTATGCGATGCCGTGTCATTGTCATCATGGATTGTTGTCACTCGGCGACTTGTGTCGACTTACCTTACTTGTTCTATTATGAACCATCTGCGACGTCTATCCAACGTCAAGTCATCCAAAGTCGTGTCGGATTCCCATCGAATGTGGTCATGATAAGTGGATGTAAAGATTCACAAACGAGTGCGGATGCTTATTTCAAACAGAACTCATCCTCGATGGGCGTCCTCACGAATGCCATCTTAAATGTGCAACGGAAATTATCTCAAAAGGATGAATATATGCAACGATACATTCCACTATCGACTTTCTATACCGAAGTTTATAAATACATCAAGGAACAAGGTTTCACACAAGATATTTGTTTGAGTACGAGTATGAACGTCGAAGTTCCTGCATTAGAACACATGTCGTTTTTCTATTCACCGCCGATTGTTTTAACTGTCCAACCAATTGCATCGGAAACATCATCGACATCCACCCCATCGTATATTATGTCTGCGGATGCATCCGATAATCGCCCAACGTCGTATGGACCGATGGCAACTGTCACGATACCTGTTCCATTGAATTCGACGAGCACCTATACAATATCGATTCACGAACATAACCGCATCATCGATGAACTCAAAAAGACCATTACGGATATGTCGTGTCAAATCGTCTCACTAACGGGACAATTAACATCCGCAAATACTCTTGCAACCCAACTGCAAAAACAATATGATTCATTAAACAGTCAATATGCAACATTACAATCGGATCATAGTGCATCGAAGAAACAATATGATACCCTAAAATCACAATTGGATGCAATATTGAATAGTGAAGAATACAAACGCTCTGTGAATTATAAATCCGAAATTGACAATCTGAGGAAAGAAATCGCTGGGTTACAAGGACAAAAGACGACGTTGGAACGTCAAGTCAATATATACAAACCGTATATGACAAAATCATCTGAATTACAAAATGAAATATTAAAACAGCAGGATTTATATCGTGCCCAGATTGCACAATTCCAGGCAAATGTGACCACACTCCAGAAGACATTGGAAAACATCAAAGAAACACACAAGAAGGAACAACAGGAACTTGCAACCAAACTCGCAGAAGCGGCTACGAAATTATCGGCACTACAGAAACTCAATGCATCAACCCCGACTCCGTCTGTTACACAACCTGCATCTAATTCATCGGGACCTGTGCCAGTTACCCCGACTCCTACTCCAGTAACTACGATACCGATGCAACCGGTCACTACTACATCGGCGACTTCAACGACCACCTTACCGACCACCTCGACGACCACTGCACAGTCGACCGCGACGACCACCTCACCGACGACGACTCCTACTCCGGTAACAACGACCACGACGACATCATCTACTACTACACCAACGTCTCCGGTATCGACTCCGGTTACTGCAAACGAAACTCCTACAGACCGTCGTAATCGCTTGAGAGCCGCATTGCGGAGACGATAAGCATAAAATTGATAATGAAATATATAAAAGTTAGTCAAAAGAAAAACTATACATATACTATAATTTAACTTTTACACGCATCATTATGACAATATTAAACGACTTTCACGACATTCGCCAGGATATTTTCCGACAAGTATCGAAGAAACTTTCCGTATTTGCACCCTATCCGGAAATCGAAGTGGAATTCCGTTTAAAGCGCACCGGCATACTCGTTGAACAATTCCAACGCACGGTCGATTGGTTTTCCAATCAAGCTCAATTCAAACTCGTCTCTGACGAAAAAACCCTTGATATTACTTTTCATGACGAAAATTATAAAGTGAATCCGAATGAATCTCATTCAAATGTTCGATTCACTTTAACCGGCGGACAGATTTCCGAATACTGTCGCACAGACCGTCTTCCGTTGAAGACGAAGATTATGTTCAAACGTCCTGTCTATTGGAATCGTTCAGCAGATACGGATATTCCATGTTCCTCTTCTTCCTCGACCAAATCCGACAAAGAAGTAAAGAAGAATCCCGTTTATAAACATATCCTTCACAATCGCGATTCTTGCCATGACTCGTATGCGGACCTATTCGATATCCGATGCAGTGCAAATGTAGAATTGGAATTATCCGAAAAAGATAATGCATTCGCCGTCGCATCCGGTCGCATCGATGAACAAGACGAATCAGACCTGCGTCTTCCTGTATGGAAACAGTTGGTCGACGAAGCAACTCGCACATGGACCAAATTACTCGAAAAGGTCAATGGGGCAATCGCGCCGGAATCGTTCAGTCGCGCAGACCTGTTTCATTCCAAAGACCTTGCATCCATGAAGAAAAACTTTCGTTTAAAACATCGTAAGCGCTTTGAACTCTTATTGTCGTCAGAAGACAGTGAAAAATACGATATCGCATATATCGATTTCACTCGCGTCAAGACTGGTAAAACCAAGTTGTTACGCACAGGACAAGAAATCACCGAACCCGTATCCAATTTAATCGACTCCGATATCGCAAGACAAGAAGAATCCTATGAAATCGAAGTGGAAATCGTCAAGACGACACGCGAAAAGACCATGCGAACCATTCAAGACATCGTCTATTCCATCTTCTACACCAATGTTCTTCCGATTATGTTCCACGCACCTGCGACAACGATGTATTCTACACAAGAAGAATCATTCATCCGCGCACTCTATACACATTGTATCCGTCGATATATCATGGAACTACCTGTATCGTATTTCAGTAGTCTTGCAGGAATTGTCACCCATTTATCCGATGCGTCGAAATACAAGGATGAAAAGAGTCGTCGTTCGATTATGGACGTTGCGAACAAAGAAGTCGCAAAGTTGTCGCCAATACGTCTTGATATGGAATCGTCTTATATACTCAAGGAATCCGGACGTATGTTTTCCTTATCTGCTAAAAAGTTGAAGGACGCGACCGATTCATTCGAACGAACTGCCCAACAAATACGGTCCAATAAGTTTTCCGAATTCATTAGTCCAAAGGTCGTCAGTATTCAAATGAACAATATCCGACCTGAAAATGTCGATTCTATCCATTATAATTATACAGTCACTGACAAGGCCGATGGTATTAGTGCGATGTTGTTCTCTATTGGGAGTTCGATATGGTCTTCTATACAAGATGACTATGAAGAATACTCAAAGACCGACGAATGGACAATCTGGTCCGCATGGTTCAAACGTGTAAAACAGATGGTCGGAGATACGGATGCAGATGATGACGACGGAGTGTTCGACTTCGACACGGATGATACCGATGAACGCAGTATTGCATCCGATTATATCGATATACTATCGAGTCTTGCACAAGGAACTTATCATTTGATTGACAGTAACATGCAAGTTTATCCGACATTCCTCTATCAATCCACGGAATCTTCGGACAATGTGCAAAATGCGAGTGTCAGTCACAGTAAGTCGAAGTCGTCCAATGCATCCAATTCATCCGACGAATGGAAATTCCAGTTATTAAACGGTGAATATATGGCATCGACACAACGCACATCCGAAGTCGGTTTTATCGGTATTTATGACTGTTACATCTGTGACGATGTATATATCATGACATCTGCTCTCGATGCGCAACGTATTCCGTCCATGCGCCGTCTCGTAAATCGCATTCCACCTGCGTCCCCATCCGATAACGGTCTATACCTCTCTGTATTTGCAAAACAATTCTGGACAACTGATGAACTGTCAATTCACGAAGCATCCAACAAGATATGGAGCGCATATCGTCAAAATCAATTAATGGACGGACGTTCCTACCACCTCGATGGTCTCATCTATACACCATCGAATACACCGGTCGGATTCAATGCAAAACAGGAATTCTACGAACCAAATTACGGAAGAACCTGGGCAATGAATATCAAATGGAAACCTGCCGAAGAAAACACGATTGATTTCTATGTGACATTTGAAAAAGAAACACTTGCATCCTACAATGGTCAGACCGTCATGGTTGATAAGATATACGAAAAAGTGGTTCAATCAAACGGCGCAAATACCGTCATTCGCTATAAGAAGGCGCACTTTTACAACGGTAAGACCGAACGCGGGGTTCTCCAACCGGAAGAATTCCGTCCATCTTCTGAAAAATACAATACCCGTGGGAATTACGAAGTCCATTTACCGGTCACATTCGATGCCTATACAGGACGCGAAGAATGCATGAGTCATGACGGAAGACGTATCGAGAACGACTCGGTGATTGAAGTCGGTTATATGAATACCGATTCTATACAGTATGCGGAACGCTGGTATGTATTGCGAACACGTTATGACAAGACTCAACAATACAAGCGCGGACGCAATACTCAACGTAAGATTCATGCGCTATTACAATCGATTAATGCATCGGCATCTTCGTCATCTGCATCCACGACGGTTACCGATGTTCAACGCAAATTAATCAGTCAATGTATTTCACTTGCGAATTATACGAATCCGAAGACCGGTGCCATCGACGTCACAGGTATTCTAAAAGATTATCCATCACACACAGATATTCCAACGACAATCAACTATGGTAATCACATCGACGTTGCAAAGAATATCTGGCGCTCTATCCATTTCCCAGTTACAGAAGATATGATATGTACCGGTCAAGGTATTCCGGTTCCATCGGAAGAAGACCAGATGTATTATAAGAACGACAAGCACAATTTACGCCAAAAGTCGCTTACAATTGGTCTCCGTGATTTCCACAATACCGTTGTAAAGACCCAATTATTACTCGATAATGCAGTGAAATACTGTCGTAGTAAATTCGGAGAAGGGGAACCTTTACGGTTAATCGATTTCACCTGTGGTAAAGGTGGTGATGTTCATAAATGGAATCAGATGGGATTATCCTATGTCATGGGTGTCGATTTATTCCACAATAACATCCACGATAACGACGATGGTGCAATTGTCCGATACAACCGTATCACCGACGCGAATAAATACAAGGCAGATTTCTTCGTCGCAGACTCGTCTATCGGGTGGTCATCGGCAAATGGGAAACGTGCATTCCATAACGAACGCGAATGGACGACGTATAAGGAACGCACTGCAGGTGGGAAGAAGTTCCATATTGCAACACTCATGTTCTCGTTACACTACTTTTTCAAGAATGCGGATACACTTGCTGGAATTATGACGAATATCAAGGATCATCTTGTTCCAGGAGGTATCGTCATCGGCGTTTGCTTCGACGGAGACAAAGTCTATCAACTATTCAATACCACACGCCAATCACGATTGTTTGAAATAAACAACCAACCGGCATGTATGATATCTCCGGATTTCATGAAAGGTCGTGACAATGTTCCTGCGTCATTAAAGGAATATACACAAAAGTACGGAAAGGTCGGTATCGGTATTTCGGTTTATAATTATTCGATTCAACAAGTGATTCCGGAATATTTAGTATCACGACGAGTATTGGATGAAACGATGCATCAATCGGGTTTACGTACATTGACTGAATCCGACGGTCCAATGATGAACCTATTACCACCATCCTATTCCAAGCGACCTGTATTGTCGGATGAATTAATCGACCTGTTCCAATATAAATCAACAATGTCCGATGTTGAAAAGGAAGTCTCTTACTTGAATCAATACTTCTTCTATGTCCATGAAGCGGGGCGTATAATTGAAGAAATCACTGAAGAAAAACCAAAGAAACGAGTTTCAAAGAAAGCGGAAATGCCGAAGGTTGCAGAAGCACCAAAGGCAGAAATCATAGAAGAAAAGAAGGAAGAAAAACCAAAGAAACGAGTTTCAAAGAAGGCAGAAAAGAAACCAATAGAAATCCATGAAGAAAAGGAAGAAAAGACGGAAGAAAAACCAAAGAAACGGGTTTCAAAGAAGGCGGAAGCACCTGCACCAACGGTCGTTGAAGAACCAAAGGCAGAACTCCCTGAAGAAAAGAAGGAAGAATTAACCAATGAATTACGAGAAAAACTCGTCACATTACATGGTAAGATTGTTGGAATCATGAAACAAGTTAATTTTAATGATTCAACTTCTGCACTTTATATCTACGACATGCCGGATAAAATCGAACAATACACGGAATATTGCGTGAAATTCTTAAACAAATACGATGTGCCACTCTATACACAAGATGCAAAACTTGCAAAACTCGTTGCCGACATTCGTCAATGGAAGAAGAAATTATCGGAAAAACATAAGACAACAACGATAGAATTACGTGACGAAATCAAAGATGAAGACTTTGAAGGTTAATCTATACATCATCATTCAATAAACTCGTAATACTCTTACTTATTTTTTTACCAGAGACAACCTGGTGAGACAATAAACAGGCAATGATTTCATTCGGATGATACACGGAAACCGAACGTGGATAAATACGTAATGCATGAAGTGACCGCAATGGAACACGTCGGCGACTATCCACTTTCATCGGATTCAATCGCGACTCAACTGCGTATCCGACTTCCTCTGTCATACTCACCGTTCCTAACTGTAGTGACGGATAGAACCACACACCTTTATCAAAATACAACCAGATGTCCGAGTTTCCATCGGGATTCGTCATCTCCGTCTTTCGTATGTCGTCTGAAACCGCAATGTCATGTGCATCCATCTTCTTCATAAATGGGAACAGTACGGTGTAGAGGTCATCGAACAATCGCGGATACATTCGTTGAAATACATGTATCTTCTCGTGTAACAGTGTCTCTGTCGATACATCTGAAACCATATGTTCCGGTAAAACAATCGTATTACCGAGTGTGTATGGATAACCGAATTCCAAGTTCCGTTTCGATATGATAAAGTGCCATGGTATCTCGCGTAGCCGATGTAACTTGTATTCTTTCAACATTCCATCAATTGACGCACATTTCGACGAGAGTTGTCCTATTTCGCCCACCGTTGGTTCGCGCAATTGCTTCATATATTGTCTCTTGAATTCTTCTACATGTTTATGATTCTTCACACGTTTCATCGTCTTACTATTGTCCGTCTCCGATGTTCCAAGTTTTACAGAATACATCGATGGATGAATCGACCGAATATATTGATTCAGATGATTCAGTACTTCATAGTTCGACGTTCGGATGTTTCGATATCCGCGCAGTTTCGAATACATGATACTTGCATGATATAAGGTATAGATTATATAGAATCCGATACCGAACGCGACAATGTAAAACAGAGGATACTGTAATGACCGCATCCATGCGGACAACGTCGATATATAAGAAGATAGAAATTGCATAGATTCCAAATTGACTTATAAAATAATATACTATTTGTTTTATAAGTCTATAATAATAATCTCGAAATGGCATCCGCAAAAACCATCGGTATCCACATCTTTCATCGCGACCTGCGTATATCGGATAACACTGCGTTATATGAATTAGTATTGACATGTGATTATATCATACCCGTATTCATATTTGACCCGCTTCAAATAGACCCGCGTAATAATCCCTATTTCAGTTCCAATTGTGTCCAGTTCATGGTCGAATCTCTAGAAGACCTCTATCGCACACTCCAGCGCGAATACAAGTGCAATACTCCACTGATATACCGCGGACATCCGACGTCCGTCTTATTGAATCTATTGAAGGTCGTTCTCGTCACTCATTCGGTCACTCATTTATCGATGAACATGGACTATACTCCATTTGCACGAAAACGAGACCGAGATATCCTTGACTGGTGTGAAGTCCATCATATTGAAACGATTGTTCGCGAAGATATCACACTATTACCAATCGGTTCCGTGCGAACTACCTCTTCGAACGACGTGTTCAAAGTATTCACTCCGTTCTTCCGCGCAGCTTCCAAACGCACCGTTAAAGAACCTTCTCCTGAATTGACTTCAGCGCAACGAGCGAAATTCCATTTACCGGCATCGCTATCGTCCCGACTTAACAAACATAAGGATGTACTATCGTGGAAGGACGCACATGGTCTTTACTCACCGAACCCCGACATTGCAGTTCGCGGTGGTCGCACGAACGGTCTCCGTATCTTATCCGATATCGTCCAACACAAGAATTACAATCGCAACCGCGATACTCCATCGATTCCTTCGACGATGTTATCGGCACACAATAAATTCGGGACCATCAGTATCCGCGAACTACACCAGGTCATTATTAAAAAACTCGGAAAAAGCAATCATCTATATACGCAACTCTTCTGGCGCGATTTCTATTACAATATTGCATACGCGTTTCCACATGTATTCGGACATGCATTCCGTCCAAAATATGACGGGATTCACTGGGAAAACAATACAGAAAAGTTCCGCGCATGGAAAGAAGGACGAACCGGTGTTCCGATTATCGATGCAGGTATGCGCCAATTGAATACTACCGGGTTTATGCATAATCGTCTTCGTATGATTGTCAGTATGTATCTCGTGAAGGACTTACATATTGATTGGCAATGGGGCGAACGCTATTTCGCGACGAAATTAGTCGATTATGACCCGGCACAGAACAACGGCGGATGGCAATGGTCGGCATCAACGGGAACGGATAGTCAGCCGTATTTCCGTATTTTCAATCCATATACGATGTCCGGTCGCGTGGATTCCGATGGCACTTATATATACAAATGGATACCGGAATTACGTGCAGTTAATCCTCGTGATTTCACAAAATGGGATAATTCACGTGTACGAGAACGGTATGACCTGGTTTCTATCGGGTATCCATCGCAACCGATAGTAGACCACGATGTTGAACGAAAGAAGACGTTAGAGTTGTTTAAAAATTTGTAATAATACTAATACATGAATACAAATACATTAAAACAAATAAAATTTGATGCATTCGAAACCATCAATATCGATATATTAACTCGTGTTACTACATAAAATAAATAAAAATGGACTTATTATCTCCACAAAAACTCAATATATACGTTGCCAAAGTATTGGACGTTGCTATACGTATCATAAACTTTGAAGAAAAAATATATGAAAATAGTTTAGACTATGTTATTGATATCAATGACGATGTCGCGATTGATATAGGATATATGGGTCAGTATCCCACTCAATTATAAAACTATTATACAACGTCACCTTACAAATTCTCGGAGGGAGCAAACTATTTTTTTATATCCAAATGGATTGTCGAAACCATTTTGTATAACTATTATATATCTTCAATATCGATACATTATATCAAATGCCTCCAAAAGTAAAGAAGGGTGGTATGTATTTTAATACCGCGACTCATTCGGATATTTACAGTAGTATCAATTCGTTCGTCGCAAATTCCTATTGTAAAATATTCGGCATGGAATCACGTTCCGGAACGAACATCATCGCATCCGTAGAAAAACATATCAATCCGGACTACACATCACCGTTTGTATCTGCGAATCTCGAATCCTTTGGACAACCTGTTCGACGCCTATTATTTAAATTGGTTGCGATTACAAATAAGATGATTACATTTGAACCTTGGGCAGGACGAAAAAAGGATACCAGTACACCGGATGATTTCATGAATGAAGTATCTATACAACAAGATATTTATACGCGAACGAACTATCTCGGGGAAGCATTATGTCCTGCAATCATCAGTGCGTTCATTCGTATTCCAAATGATTCATTAGTGCAAAACTTGTTAGGCAGTTGCGTGAAATACCAATTCTTCGTAGAAGAATATGTGAGTATGTTTGAATATCATTACGATGAAGTCAGTAAGATTCATTCGAGTATCAGCAACGACAAACATATGACCATGCCGAATCTGAATACCCTCATATCACCTGTCGAAAAGACCGTCGAATCGATTCGTGGAACAATCGAAACCAACAGCAACGCAGGTTATCGCCTGATTGACGAAATACGTAATCACAAAGACATATTACATCGTATTGATACAGTCAAGATTGACAAACATTCAGATATGAATAGTGCATTAAAATATATGGATGAAGTCAAAGATATATTGGGAAGTGCATATGCGGTATTATCCGACGTATTAGAGAAAGTCGCAATCAATCGCGACCATTTGATTAATCTCATTCAGTCGATGCAATCCGGACAGATGCAAGTCGGTGTGATCGCAATGGAGTTGCTGGATGGATATGACATTTATTCGACATACCATAAGATGCAAAATCAATTAACACAACGGGTGTATCTCTCGTCGGCACATGCATTCTTGCGTCTTTGTGCATTAGGGTATCGACACAACGATTTACATCATGCCAATATGATGGTCACGAAAGAATCGGGTTATGCGTCACTTCAAACAAAATGGCCACGAACGATACTGATTGACTTTGGACGAACATCGATGATAGGTTCGCGTGTTCCTGCCGTTGCGACAATGAATGACATCAATGTATTTAACGTAAAAGAACTCGCAAAATTATTTCAGACATACTTTGATAATATCCCACAACAACGTTATCACGAAGCAGGTAAAGACGGTGTGAATGAAAACAATACATTTGCATTAATGAGACTACCGGAAGCACAGATGGAGAAGTTTCTTTCAAAGGTTATTACGTATATGCGAATACGCCAACAGACCATTATGAATAACATCATCGACGACAAGTATCATAATGAATCGGGTATCTTCATTCGTAACCATCGATTTGCACCGGTTCAATACAAGGATACAGGAAAGTTGTTACGTTCATTTACCGAGGTTGTATGTGATATGGCTCATTCAAACAAACGATGTCTCCGTGTGAAACGATTGAATCCGAGTGGTATTGACTTGGATATTCTGTTATTAATATCTGCAGTCATCGGTAAGGAAAATATAAGTGTCTATCAATACAAAGAACTGCCGTTGTATAATGAAATTGCAACAATGAAATTATTACCCAATCAACTCCATCGCCTAATGGACGATGTAATGGACCAATTGAAGAACGAACGCGATGAATTGAAGAAACGCGTCGAAGAAATTGAAGCGAAGGGAGTGCCACCTAAACCGGTCCAACCTAAACCTGTATCGCACAAACCAGAACCTCCAGTAGTTTCACAAGACGTTTCTGAAAAGAAAAAGGCATCAACCCCAAAGAGAAAGTCGATGACTCCGCCAAAACGCGAATGGAAACAAGTGAAGGAACCGACAAAAGAACCTGAAAAGAAAAAGTCCGATGAACATGGTTGTACTTATGTTGCAGATAGCACACGTCCATGTCATGTGGATAATAAGACATCAATTATCGACCGTCGTTGTGTCCGTTCAGGGACGAAACGCGCGTCATGTAAGCAACGCAACTTGTAGATGACAATGTAAATCGTCGTGAATCACCATATATTTATCTAAATCGTTTGCACAACATTATCATTACAATATACGCAATTCCTTGTATAACAAATTACGACAATGACTTCATTCGCATCCTCATTCGATCACGTTGAAACCTTCCGTTTATTCCCTAAAAAGACCGTTGGTGGCAATATCGGTGAATACAATCGCATACAATCATTATTCGTCGGTAATGAATCCTATGCAAACTCACTCGCAAACATGCTCTTTTTAAATAGTAAATCTGAAAATCGTAAATCCGTTGCAAATGCATTAAATGCGGTTTTCAATGAAAACTTTCCAAATAAGCACATTCATATCAACCAAGAATCCATCGAATTACGCGCACCAAACTTATGGACCGATTCACGTGTAACATTTGAACCGGGTTGCGACTGGAGTCTCCAAATCGATTACAAACAAGCGGTTAAGACTTATGTGATATCAGTTGATTCACATATCCGAAAACGCCTTGATAAATTACGTGCAAAGGGTAAAGTGCCATTTACAACCGGTAATGTAACCGTCGAATATCTAGATATCGATGATGTCTATACATGTTGTTGTTATGGTCGTACCGTTTCACTGGTCCATTCCGTTGTATATAGTGAAGTTTTTCCGGAAAACGTCGATACCTCATTCCGTATTCTTGTGAATATCTTTCCAACCCTAGTTGATTATGCAACCGTATTAAAGAAGATGCGCAGTCAAATCCAATTGTCAGGTATCGACCCATCCGACCCAAAGACTGCTTGTGTATTATTAGTAGGTTCAGTTCGTTCCAAGAATATCGATACAGAACAAGTCGAAGAAATCATGGACAGTGCGTCAGTCAGTCTAGTCACTGAACAGGAACTAAACGACTTTGCATCAGGTAATGCATAATCGGAATATATTCTTCCTAGTTCGTAAATATAAAGAGAATTGATATAATCTAGGTATTATTATATCAGTTTGCTTAAACACTCATCATATCCATCCATGACTTCATCGGATACAAACACAACTCATCGTATTTTTAATATCAGTGATTACCAAAGGCGCATATTAGTCACCGGTGGTTGCGGTTTTATTGGTTCTCATTTTGTGAATTACATGGTCGAAACCTATCCAACCTATTTCATATGCAATATCGACGCAATGTATTACAGTGCATCGTTCGATAACATCAAGGACACTGTGAAAACCGCACACAATTACAAGATGAAAGTCGGCAATGTGAATGAGTATCATCTATTACGTTCGCTTATTGAAGACTATGAATTCACTGATGTGGTTCATTTTGCAGCTCAATCCCATGTGGATAATTCATTCGATGATTCGCTCCAATATACAGATGATAATGTCCGCGGAACCCATACGCTATTAGAAGCAGTACGTAAATTGAAACCGACCATTACCTTCTATCATTTTTCGACCGACGAAGTCTATGGCGAATCGAAAGAAGGCGAAGAACCAAAGCACGAAATGTCTTTACTCTGTCCGACGAACCCATATGCTGCCAGTAAAGCAGCTGCAGAGATGTTAGTCACATCCTATATACATTCCTACGGATTACGCGCAATCATCACCCGTTGTAACAACGTGTATGGACCGAATCAGTATCCTGAAAAACTCATTCCAAAGTTCATTGCACTGTTGAAATCTAATCAGAAATGCACGATACATGGAAACGGCACATCACTTCGTTCGTTCATCCACGTCCATGATGTATGCACTGCAATGGATACGATTTTACACAAGGGACTATTACATGAAACGTATAATATCGGTAGCGAACCGGAAAACGAATTAAGTGTCAATGATGTTGCGCGTATTCTTATCGAAACCATTAAACCGAACCAAGACGTATCGGATTGGGTGATTCGTGTAACTGACCGTCCATATAATGACAGACGTTATTTCATTACGAATGATAAAATCAAGATGTTGGGATGGAAACAATCGATTTCATTCAATGAAGGACTCATTGATTTATTAAGAGACAAACTATAAACTATACAACGACAAACCGCATTAAAGACAACAAGTATATGAATCGTATAGAAATCTCACGCATCTATAAATCCAAAATGAACCGTTTTTACATTCAAAAGTGCAATGAATCCAGTGATATAAATCAACATCTACCAACATTGTATCGATATGCAAAAGAATGCACACATATAACTGAATGCGGTGTTCGCGGTATATGTAGTTCCTATGCGTTCGGTCACGCATTAGAAGGACGCATAGGAACATCTTTAATTCAGATTGACCCAGTCAGTTCGCCATTACAGAGTGAATTTTCGAAATTATGTGGAAGTTGCGGTATTCGCAATGTGTTTTACGAACAAAGCGACTTAGAATGTCCAATCGAAGACACTGAATTATTGTTCATCGATACATGGCATGTTTATGGACAATTAAAACGGGAGTTCGCGCGTTGGCATTCACATGTATCCAAATACATCATATTGCACGATACAACCGTCGATGAAATACGTGGCGAATCATTACGTATGGGTATGGACATCCAACAACAGAGTAAAGAATTTAATATGCCTATCGACGAAATTACAAAAGGATTATGGCCCGCAGTCGAAGAATTTTTAGCAGAACATACAGAATGGACCCTACATGAACGTTATACAAATAATAATGGATTGACTATTCTAAAACGCCTATAAATTTATATTTAAACACATTCAGTAAAATACGATATATAATTCCACTATCATGCTATTATATATCGTTGGTCATAAAGGATGGATCGGTCAGATGTTTGTGACCTATTGCGTGGATAACGCAATTCCCGTTACATTCAGTGACTATCGCGGTGAATCTGCCGAATTACTAAAAGATATCATCGACAAGAAGGCATCCCATGTGTTCTGTTGTATGGGACGAACACACGGAACCACTCGCGACGGTAAGACCTATACGACAATCGACTATTTGCAAAACGAGGAAACATTTCAACAGAATCTGAATGATAATCTCTATGTCCCACTCCGTCTTGCTGATTTCTGTGATGCGAATGGAATCCATTATTCCTACCTCGGAACGGGTTGTATCTATAATTATGATACCAAGAATCATCCAGATCCATTCACCGAAGAGGACACACCTAATTTCTTCGGTTCGAATTATAGTATCGTCAAGGGATATACGAACAACCTCATGTGTAATCGCCCGAATGCATTGCACTTTCGCATTCGTATGCCGATTACGTCGGAACGAAATCCGCGCAATTTCATCACGAAGATTACATCGTATGCGAAAATCTGTTCCATACCGAACAGTATGAGTGTTCTCGATGAGTTGATTCCGATTGCGGTATGTATGATGAAAGAAAAATATACTGGAACCTATAATTTCACGAATCCGGGTGTGATTGACCATAATGAAATCCTCGGTATGTATCGTGATATCGTCGATAAGGAATTCACCTGGTCCAATTTTTCAATTGATGAGCAGGACACTGTTCTCCTGTCAAAACGCAGTAACAATTACCTCGATACAACGAAACTGACACATGCGGTCATATTATTGAGACAAAAATATCCACATCTTGTATTAAATACGATTGACGATGCCGTTCGCAATACATTGTTGTTATATAGACGATAAAAGGTCATTCTTTCATTCTATGATAAGATAGTTCATTATAGAATAAAAGTTAGTTACATGTTTTCCGTGCGACGTAAGTCTTACACACGTTCCATTGATAGTCTTCGAGTGTCTGATTACTACCCGATACGTATTTCGTAACCGAACCGCGTCCTTCTTGTTCAAATGTATAGGTACATACATCTTTCGGTGGAATACAATATGGAAAATTATTTGTTGCTACGATGCAGACAACCGTGTCCATATGTGCAAAGCAATCGGTTTCAGGCCATCCTTTAATTTTCTGAAATGATTCCGTGTCCATCATCATGATATCTCCGGATTTTTGTCCAAGATGTACAGCATTTATTTCCAAATTATCAAACATTCCTGGATTGCATAGACGTTTATTTCCGTTGTTGCATTGTTCAAGAATTGACGGAATCGATTCGAGTGTCAGCGTATCAACATTCACATGAACTGCGGGGACTTCGTAGGTCGCAAAACGGTAGAATACTTCTTTTGCAAGACCATCTTTGACCAATTGGAAAAACTTTTCGGAAAACATCTGGTCAGCGGATGTCATACAACAGAACGCACCACGTGCATGACGAAGACAAAGATTTTTACCATACGATTCAATCATGTTGAAACCGTGCGGGTTCGGATACGTTTGTTCCATATCGAACACACGGACATTCGTATGGTCAATAATCTTGTCTCGTATTTTGCAACAATTCATTTCGTTGATATTGTCACAAATAAATATTTCATAGGGTATCTCGTATTTTTCGCAATAGTAACGAATGTTCAATATGTATAGGTTAATACGTTCAATCAGGAACTCGTATCCGCGACATATTTTGATTGTCGTTAAAAAGGTAACATAAATGTCAGACATTCAAATCCGATATATTTCTTCATATATACTATATTGACTTATTCCATTTCGTATTTTAACGATGGACCGAACCACTACACGCCGTTTGCGTTCGCGTTCCCAATCGAAATCGCGTTCAATGCCAAAAGAATCCACCACATCCATCGGTTGTAGTCTCGTCTATTCATCTGATGCTAAAAATGGATTATATGGATTACGTCCATTTTCCAATTAAACCTATATTTCTATAGGTCAATCGATTTCATATAACTTACGTTATATTGGGTCATGCATCATTGACCCGAACTGGGAATAATATTTAATTAGTATATTCCGAGCACCATGAACATCTCTATCGAGTTCATAATTACATTTTTCATTTTGACATTTATATATCTTTGAACCACCGACATTGTTCCAAATATGACCACAACATCCACATGTTTTGGTTGTATATTCTTCTGTTACGATAACTAATTTTCTTTTATCTCTTTCACATAAACCTTGTAGTTTCTGTTGGAACCGGTAATGAGACAATCCTTGCATCTCTCTTTTTG